CAAGAACAACAAATTCTGGCAAGAATAAAACCAACTATTAATATTGATGAAGTTTTAAAAGAAACAGAAGTTACAAATGAAGAAAAAAAACAATTACTAAAAAAATGAGCAAAATTATAGAAATTGGCCCTGAAGCCAGAAAAAAATTAACCCAAGGAATTGATAAAATGGCAGATGCTGTTGTAGCAACATTAGGACCTAATGGTAGGAATGTAGTTATTTCAAAACCTAATGAATATCCTCAATCCACTAAAGATGGAGTTACAGTAGCAAAAAGTATTAATTTAGAAGATCCAATTGAAGAATTAGGAGTTCAAATGTTAAAACAAGCTGCAATTAAAACTGCTGACAATGCTGGTGATGGAACAACCACTTCAACATTATTAGCTAGAGACATGATTAGCAGAGGTCTTAGAAAATTAAATGATGGAGCAAATGCTGTAGATATTAAAAGAGGAATTGACAAAGGAGTAGAAGCTATAGTTAAGGAATTAAGACTTAACTCTGAAGAAATTACTTCTCAAGAACAACTAGAACAAATAGCATCTATTTCAGCTAATAATGACCCAACAATAGGAAAACTTATTTCTAGAGCTATGGAAAAAGTAGGTAAAGATGGTGTTATTCATATTGAAGAGTCTAAAAATTGGGAGACATATTTAGAGACAGTAGAAGGTATGCAATTTGATAGAGGATTTAAATCACCTTACTTTGTTACTAATAATAATACAATGACTTGTACATTAAATGATGTTAACATTTTAATAGCAGATCATAAATTTACATCAGTAAAAGAGTTATTACCTATATTAAATGAATGTTCAAATGAAAACAAATCATTATTAGTTATAGCAGATGATATAGATAATGAAGCATTAGCTACTCTTATTGTTAATAAAATGAGAGGTACATTAAAAGTATGTGCAGTTAAATCACCTGAATTTGGAGATAGAAAAAAATTAATCTTAGAAGATATAGCTACTTTAACAGGTGGTGAGGTATTTTCTAAAGATAAGGGAATGAAATTAGATAGATTTAATACTAACTGGTTTGGTAAATCTAGAGTAGCAACTATTTCAAAAGAAAAAACAACTATTGTTGATGGAGGTGGAGATGAAAAATCAATTAATAATAGAGTTGAAGAATTAGCTCAACAAATTGAAAAAGCAGAAACTCCATTTGAAGTAGAAAGATTACAAGATAGAATGGCTAAATTTGTAGGTGGGGTAGCTATAGTTCATGTAGGTGGAAATACTGAATTAGAAATGAAAGAAAAGAAAGATAGAGTAGATGATGCTTTACACGCTACAAAAGCAGCACTTGAAGAAGGAATTGTTCCTGGAGGAGGAATGGCTTTACTTTATTCCAATTCTGTTATTTCAAAGCTTGAAAATGGAAATCCAGATTTTAATTTTGGATTAAAAATTGTTCAACAATCATGTAAAAAACCATTTGAACAAATTTTAACTAACGCAGGAAAGACAGAAACTGAAGCCCAAATATTAGCTTATGAATTTGAAGAAAATAGTAATGCATGGGCAGGTTATAATATTAAAACCAATTCATATACTGATATGAAAAAAGAAGGTATCATTGATCCCCTTAAAGTTACAAGAAGTTCTTTACAAAATGCAGCCTCAGTTGCGGGTACAATTTTACTTACAGAAGCTGTAGTTGTAGATAAACCTTCGGATAAAAAAGATGAAGGAGTAGATCCATCAATGTTTGGAATGTAAATATGAAAACAAAAGCTATAGAAAGAAATGAGTTAATAGCTACTAGAGTACCACCTGGAGACAGATGGACTCTAGTAGATGACTCTAAACAAGTAATTCATAAAACCCTAACAGATGCTTTAGAGGCATATTTAAACAATACAGGTTTTAAAGGAGAATATAGGTTAGATCCTATTGGAAGTAAATTGTATGCTATACACTATACTGAAGAAGAGGTAAAACCTGAGCCAATTAAAAAGTACAACATTTATGGAGATGAATATTAGCCAGTTTGGCTTTTTAAAAAATAAATGTTATATTTAAATTATGAAAGATCACTCATTATTAGTTGAACGTTATCGTTCTAAAACATTAGATGAATATGTAGGGAATGAACAAATCAAAACCAAACTTCAAACCTACATAGACCAAAATGATATTCAAAATTTCATTTTTTATGGTCCTGCAGGTACAGGTAAAACAACATTAGCTAAACTATTAGTTACTAATTTAGATTGTTCTTATCTCTATATAAATGCAAGTGATGAGAGAGGAATAGAAACAATAAGAGATAAGGTATCAAGTTTTGCTTCAACAATGTCATTTTCACCTTTAAAGGTAGTAATATTAGATGAGTCTGATTTTTTAACAATTCAAGCCCAAGCATCTTTAAGAAACGTAATAGAAACATTTTCTAGAACAACACGTTTTATTATGACTTGTAATTACATAGAAAGAATAATAGATCCATTACAATCAAGATGTCAAGTCTTAAAAGTAATTCCTCCAAGTAAAAAGGAGGTAGCAAAACATTTAAATAACATACTTGATAAAGAAAATATTAACTATGAACTAAAATCTCTTGCCAACATAGTCAACACCCATTATCCGGATATACGAAAGATGTTAAATACAATTCAACTATCAACTAAAGATGGTGAATTACAAATTGACAAATCAGTTTTAGTAGCCAATAATTACATAGGTGAAATACTTAAGGAATTAAAAAAGAAAAACGCCAATTTTAGAACACTAAGACAAATTATAGTAGACTCAGGGGTTAAAGACTTTGAGGGATTATACAGATCCTTATTTGATAATGCTTCACATTATGCCCCCGGTAGAGAAGGCAGTGTAGCAATAATTTTAAATGAACATCAATACCATTCAAATTTTAGAATTGATAAAGAAATAAATATAGCAAGCGCATTAAGCAAAATAATAGAAATCAAAAAACCACAAGTAATATGAATAATACACAACAACCACAAATGAATATTGACTTTGCAGCAACAACTCCAGTAGAGGGGTTTGATGGAGGAGTTTTATTCGGACAAGCTTTTTTAATGAGAAAAGTATCTAAATTTGTAACAGGAGGAACAGAAGATGCTCTTTTACCTATACCTGTTTTTTATGACATGGAAACTAAGAAAATTATTTTAGATTCAATTCCTAAAGAATTAAGGGATGAATACACAGAGATAGCACTTTAATTGAAAACAAAAAACATATTTTGTTGGTTAAATGAAATAACTCTTCATAAATCACCCTCTGAAGAATTTACGGATAAAGACTGGGATAATTTTAATTCATATATGGTCCATAGATTCATAAGTATGAACTTATACTACACTGAACTTGCTAATTACGCGCAAAGTTTAATGCCAAATAATAAAAAAGAAATATATAATTTTTATAAAGAAATGTTACCAAGAAGAAAAGCTTTTTTCAAGTATGTTAAAACTAAAACAAAATCACCTAATAAAGAATTAGTAGAAAAAATAACTTCTTATTTCGAGATTGGCTCATCAGAAGCTTCTACCTATATTGATTTAATGAGTAGAAATGATATGACTGACATATTGAAAGAAATGGGAGTTGAAGATAAAGAAATTAAAAAGTTATTGAAATGAATAAATGTCAATATTGCTCAAAAGAAACAGATTTACCCTGGATGTACTTAGCTATGACTCTTCCAATAAAAGAAATGGAAGAAAAAATAGACAAATTAGGTAGAGATACGTGGTGGAAAGGTGTTGATTGGGGTAAACCAACCAAAGTAGATAAAGAATTAGATGAGTTGTCATTTTATGACCAACTATTAAATACAGTAGGTAGGGGATATGCTTGTAAACCTTGCCTTGAAGAAGGAGATGAATTACATAAAAAATATTATGTCAAAAGTTAGAGAAATGAAGAAAGTAAAAATTGAAGAGTATGTTATTGATGAAGTAAATCAAACAGTAGTAATTTTTGAAGAAGAATATCCTGAATTATCAAAAGAATTTAAAAAAATTCAAGAAGAAATGTATTATACATTTGCCGCTAAGCATATGGATTATGGATTACAAAATATTTCCCTAGGTGGTGATTTAACTAAAGAAAATGATAAGAAATTTTCACTAACCGGATTAGCAATTAGATTAACTGATAAAATCAGTCGTTTGAGAAATCTATGTGTAAACGGGAGAAATTATGTTAAAGGTGAAGGAATGGAAGACACATTTCTAGATGTAGCCAATTATGGTATAATTGGTTTACTAGTTGGGAGAGATAAATGGAAAAAATAAGTTATGGCTAAAAAGATCCCTCCAATAATAAAGGAGATGCAACAGTATAAACCTCATGAGATAAATTATGCTTATGAGAAAAATATCTCTTACTCACAATATTCAATGTGGAAGAAATGTCCCAAACAATGGGCCTTACAATATAGAGATGGTCACAAACTTTACAAACCTAGTGTTCATACTGTATTTGGAAAAGCATTTCATGAGACTTTTCAATATTATTTGGAGGTAATGTATGAAAAAAGTGGAGCAGCAGCTGATAGGGAAGACATAGACTCTATGCTTAAGGATAAAATTAGAGAACATTATTTAGATGAATATACAAAAAACAAAAAACAACATTTTTCCCAACCAGGTGAATTGCAAGAGTTTTATAATGATGGAGTTGAGATATTAAAATTTTTAAAGAAGAATAGGGGTAAATATTTTTCTAAACGTGGATGGTTTTTAGCTGGAATTGAAACAAAAATAACAATCTCCCCTAATCCAAAATATCCTAATGTGTTTTATTTAGGTTATTTAGATATTGTTATGTACCATGAACCCACTAATAGTTTTAAAATAATTGATATTAAAACTTCTACTAATGGATGGAAAGACTATGCTAAGAAAGATGAAGAGAAACAATTTCAACTTATTTTATATAAAAAATTCTTCTCAGAACAGTTTGGAGTCCCAGAAAAAAATATTGATATTGAGTTCATGATTGTAAGGAGAAAAGTTTATACTGAAGGTGATTTTCCACAAAAACGAGTTCAAGAATTTAGACCACCATCAGGAAAAATAAAGACTTCAAGAGCAACAAAATCATTAAATGAATTTATAGAGACTTGTTTTGAAGGTAATAATTATACTGAAAAAGTAATGGAACCAAACGCGTCAAAATGGAACTGTACTTTTTGTCCCTATAAAGAAGATTTAAAATTATGTGGATTAGGAGTTAACCTTCCTAAATCCTAATATACTTATATATAATAAAAATAAATAATAACAACAAAATGGCAAAAAAATTAACAAGTGTAAAGATTGATAATGAGCTATGGGATAAGTTTAGAATTGAATGTATTAAAAGAAAATTTTCATTTCAAAAATTATCTGAAAGAGCTGTTGATCTTTATATGACAGATGAAGAATTTAGAAGAACAATTACAAACCACGATCTAAAAATTTAATAAACTTATGAGTAAACATTTTAAGTATCTTCCTTCTAATGAAAGGAAGAAAATACTCCTAATATGTGATGATATTAGAGTCCATTCAGGGGTAGCTACAGTTGCAAAAGAAATGGTTTTACACACCTCCCAACATTTTAATTGGGTTCAAATAGCAGGAGCTATAAAACATCCTGATAAAGGTAAACGTTTTGATTTATCAACTGATACTAATAAAGAATCAGGTTTAGATGATTCTAGTGTTATGTTATATCCTGTAGATGGTTATGGTGATCCTGATTTAATTAGACAAATCATTAAGTTAGAAAAACCAGATGCTCTTTTCATTATAACTGATCCTAGATATTTTACTTGGTTGTTTCAAATTGAAAATGAAATTAGAAAAACATTACCTATAATCTATTTAAACATTTGGGATGACTATCCAGCACCTTTATATAATAAATCATTCTATGAGTCATGTGATGCTTTATTAGCAATTTCTAAACAAACAAAAAATATAAATAAAATTGTATTAGGTGAAAAAGCTGAAAGTAAACTTATTAAGTATATTCCTCATGGATTAAATTCAAAAATGTATTTTCCAATTAATAGAAATTCTAAGGAAATGAATGACTTAAGAAAAAGTATATTTGGAGATAGAGAAGTTGATTTTTTAATGTTTTTTAACTCTAGAAATATTAGAAGAAAACAAATTCCGGATGCTATGATGGCTTTTAGAATGTTTTTAGATACATTACCTAAAGAAAAAGCAGATAAATGTGCTTTTCTATTACATACTGAAGTAACAAACGATCATGGAACCGATTTAGAAGCTATTAGAGAATTACTATTTGAAGAAAAATATCCAGATGCTATTTATTTTTCAACTAGTAAAGTTAGTGCTAAAGAATTAAACTTACTTTACAATTTAGCTGATGTTCAAATATTATTAACTTCTAATGAAGGTTGGGGGTTAACATTAACTGAAGCAATGCTAGCAGGAACACCTTTTATAGCAAATGTTACAGGTGGAATGCAAGACCAAATGAGATTTGAATATGATATGGATGAAGGTCCTGGAGTTAAAAAAGGTGAATGGGTAGATTTTGATGAAGATTTTCCTTCTAATCATTTAGGTACCTATAAAAAACATGGTGAATGGGCATTTCCAGTATTTCCTACAAGTAGATCACTTCAAGGTTCTCCCCAAACACCTTACATTTGGGATGATAGATGTACAGCTGAAGATGCTGCTTCACAAATTAGAAAAGTCTATAATTTATCACCTGAAGAAAGAGATAAGAAAGGTAAAAAGGGTAGAGAATGGGCTTTAGGAGATGAAGCAGGTTTTACAGCTGTAAAAATGAGCAACAGGATAATTGAAGCCATAGATGAATTATTTAATACTTGGGAACCAAGAGAAAAAT